CCTGGGCTGACTAACCAGCGCCGAAGGCCTGGTGCTGCCGACCTCCATCGGCGGCGACCTCGACCTGGGCAGACTAACCAGCGCCGAAGGCCTGGTGCTGCCGACCTCCATCGGCGGCGACCTCGACCTGGGCAGACTAACCAGCGCCGAAGGCCTGGTGCTGCCGACCTCCATCGGCGGCGACCTCTACCTGGGCGGCAGAACTATTTCACTACCACGCCCGCGCAACTGACAAACAAGGAGATCGACATGGGCAACATGGCCGCACTCAAAATGCACGAACGCCAGCAAGAAATTGCTGACCACGCCGCAGCCTTCTACGCGCCGATGCGTGAGCGGTTCATTGCGTGCAAGGTGGATTCCGTCCTCTCAACCCCGCGCGGAATCCTGGCTCTTGTCAATCAAATCTGCGACTCGTCAGATGACGTTCGGCTCGGCGTGGCACTCTGCGATGCGATCAAGGAATCTGGGCATAGCTGGGACGGCTTGACCGCCGCTGAACGGCTGCTCCGGTCTGTCGCTACCCGCAACGCCGAGCAGGAATGGGATGAGACACCGCGAGATTTCGCCACTGACCGCGCGGAGGCTCGCGCAGATTTCGAGAGGACAGCATGAGCGCCAGGACAATCACCGCGACCGTTCCGGTGTGGATCGGCAGTCATTCAAGCATCGGGCCGCAGCAGCTTTGCAATGGGAGCGCAGAAGAGCTAATCGATGGCCTGACCTTTGTGACTCTTGACATGACCGCCTGCGGATACACCATGGCCGGGACCGCTGAAATAACTGTCACTCTTGTTGATACCGACACGCTGATCGCCAACAAGGTCGAAACGCTCCGCCAGGAACTTTCGCAGCATCGCGCCGAGGCGCATGTCAAGGAAAACGCCATCCTGGAGCAAATCAATAATCTGCTGGCGATAACCTACAAGCCTGATCCTGAACCGGAGGCCGCATGAGCGCAGATAACGGAGGGACGGCGTTCCCGGAACGCACATATGAATACGACGGACAGAACAACGTGCTGCCGTATGACACACCAGGAATGACGCTCAGGGATTACTTCGCGGCGAAGGCGCTCCCGATTGCCTTTGACTACTTCCGTAGGATTGACTCTACTGATGCAGGCGGAAGTCTTAATGATACTTACGATTTTGAATGGGAGAACGGGGACATTAATACTGTTGCGGAATATGCGTATGCACTTGCCGACGCCATGCTCGCCAAGAGGGCGAAATCATGAAACTCCTCGCCACCTTCATGGTCTGGTCCCTGCGCTTTGAGTACGCAATCAGCCAGCCGTTCATGGGGCCGGAATATCGCAATGCGCTCGCGCAGGATCTTGCGCGCTGGGAAGGTATCGCGGCTCGGGAAGGAATTCAATCATGAGCATCGAATCATGGAAGGCCGAATTTTACCCAGTCCCGGCCGAAGACTGCCCGCAGAACGACAAGGACATGTTGGCACATGCCAAGCTGAAGTGGTCGGGCCTTGTTCCGGAAACATTGGAGAAGCATAGGTTATCTGTATTTGCATATTGGCTGAAAGATTCAGAAGATGAGCGTTTTCATGTTGGTGACACAACTTGCTCTCTATGTTTTCGTTATATGGAATACGACGAATGCGCTGGCTGTCCTCTCTGTGCCGTGAATGGCCTGCCTTGTGACCGCTGTTTTAATAATGTATCCCCGTGGGGGAAATGGTGCGACGAGCACAATCCAAACCCCATGATCGACCTAATCGATCAAGCGATAGCGAGCCTTAAGCCATGAACGCTACCCTCCGCCGCCTAATGCACCCGATCTACTGGCGCGCTCACCGTCAGTCATGGCCGACGCGCCAAGACATGCTGATCTTCGTCCTGTGTTTCGTCGCCATCGGTTCGGCCAGCTTGATCGGGCACGCCTACACGATGCGCCTGGCAGCAGAAGGCGCGCAACGGCAGCGGGCGGAAATACTCGCATGCCTGAATGGAAAGGCATCGCTCGGGACGTATCGGGAAATGGATGGGTCGCGGTGGGCAGTTGAATGTTCCACTTATCTGAGAAGGGTGAAGTCATGAGCGAATGGACGAAAGAGCCGTGGGTAGTCCCGGTCTACGTGGAGCGCTTCTGGTCACGAGTCGACAAGGCCTCGCCAAATGGTTGTTGGGAATGGAAACGGGGCGCCACAGTTCAAGGGTACGGAAACTTTCACTTCGGTCACTCCTCCATTCGAGCGCATAGATTCTCATATCAGTATTACAACGGCGCAATTCGTGACCATGATTGCGTTTGTCATTCCTGTGACAATCCGCGCTGCGTTAATCCTGATCATTTGTGGCTTGGAACTAGGGCAGAGAACAATGCCGACAAAGAGGCCAAGGGGCGCGCAGTACATCCGGATCAAGGGAGCGGCGAACAGAACTCCAATTCCGTCTTGACAACGCCAGAAGTAATAGCGTTGCGCGTCATGGCTAGACTTGGGGTGCCTCAAGCGAGGATTGCGAATTATCTGCGCGTATCAACGGCGGCAACATGCCTTATTGTAAATGGCAAACGTAGGGTCGAGGAAACGGAGCAGCGGGTAAGCGCCTGCGTCAATGCCCTTGCCGGCCTGTCGCAAGACGCGCTAGACGGTGGCTGGACGGCGGCAGGCATCAGCCAGTACGCGAAAAGTCTTGAGCAGCAGCGCGACGAACTGCTGGCGGCGCTGAAAGAGGCTCGCGGATATTTAGGGGGACGCCCGTATTACGCCGCATGCGATGCGATCGACCGCGCCGAGGGGGAATCATGAGCCTATCCTGTTCTTTCGACGGTGGCGACTACGACGGTGCGGAGTGGCGGTGGCTCTACACGCTTGAGCATAAGCCGTTGCGTACAAAGCGCGGCCGCAAATGCTGTTCATGTGAAGCCCCGATCAATCCGGGCGACCTGTCGCTAGAAGTCGAACGGTATCGCGGACCAAATCACGACATCGAAGAATCAATCTATGGCGATGAGGTTCCGCTCGCGTCGTGGTTCATGTGCGAAACCTGCGGTGATCTGGCTCTCTCGCTGCATGAACTGAAGTTTTGCTTCGATCTGGATACGCCATTGAAGGATCAGATCAAGGAATACAGAGAGCAGGAAGCAGCCGAAGTAGCAGCGTACAAAGAACTTATGGAGAGATTAAGGGCCGCGACATGACCATCCTCAACCAATCCGATGCCGATCTATTTCAGCAGGCCGTCAAGCTCGTCGGTGGACGTTTGAGCGCATATGCCGACCTTCCCGGATCAGGGCCGACTGGCAAGACGTGCAAGACGTGCGATCACCACGTCGCCTGGCACGGGAACACAAAGGTATATCACAAGTGCGACCTGATCAAAATGACGCATGGATCGGCAACCGACATCAAGGTGCGGGCGCCGGCATGCGCGAAATACCTGGAAAGCGCCTATGGCAACCAAACAACTAAGGAGGAATCATGACCTACGATGACGGCGGCTTGCAGTATTGGCAGCAATTAGGACAAATCGAACAACGCGAACAGGAGATCGATAATGGAAAAGGAACAGAAACCAAAGCCGACAGGACTAGCCATGCTGCGCGAGCCGTTCGCAGCGAACCAGATCAGCAAACTGCCGAAGCCATACTCCAAGGATAGTCAGAAGGGCAACTGCAAGGAATGCGGCGGCTATCACGGCTTGCCGGCGACGCACCTTGACTATGTTGGACACGCCGCCCTGACCGATAGGTTGCTAGACGCAGACCCGGCTTGGTCTTGGGGATTTGTCGCAGTAGATCAGTCTGGGAATCCGGTAATCGACAAAGACGGCGGCATGTGGATAAAGCTGACCGTGTGCGGAATCACCCGCCTTGGCTACGGCGATGCGCAAGGGAAGACTGGCGGCAACGCCATGAAAGAGCGCATCGGGGACGCCTTGCGCAATGCTGCTATGCGGTTCGGTGCGGCTCTTGATCTGTGGCACAAGGGCGATCTTCATGGGACAGATGAAGATGAATCCCCTCCTGCGAAAGCCGCCACAGTAACTCAACTGAAGCCAGAGAAGCCGAATGCGTCCTTCGATGATGAAGTCAAGGCAATACATGCTTGCGGGTCTGTCCATGCCCTCACCGAATTGTGGAAGACATTTGACGCACAGACGCAGCACGCACTTAAGCCGACCTTTGCGGAAGCGAAGGCCAAGATCGTAACCGCCGATATGCAGGGGCAAGCATGAACATTTATCTGGACATTGAAACTCTACCCACTACCGACGCCAATTTGATTGCCGAAATGGCGAAGACAATCACTGCACCGGGCCAGTACAAGAAACAGGACAGTATCGACGCGTGGCTGTCCGAAAACCGCGAATCCGCTCTCAAGGAATTGGTCGCCAAGACCAGCTTTGACGGCATCTTTGGCAGCATCGCCTGTATCTGCTACGCCTTCGATGATGGCGAAATCTACAGCGTGGACATGAATAGCAGCGGTGACGAGAAGACGATGCTAGAGCATATTTACTCGCACGTTTTCGATCAGACCGCGGTCGCCCATCACTCCGGGATGGCGAACTCTGCTGCTACGTTCGTCGGCCACAACATTGCCGGCTTTGATCTGCCATTTCTCAAGCATCGCAGCATCATCCAGAATGTCAAGCCGCCCGTTGCTGTTTTGCGAGCAATGGCAGCGAAGCCGTGGGGCGCGGAGATAGCCGACACCATACTCATGTGGTCGCCGGAGCGCGAGAAGCGCGTAAGCATGGACAAACTCTGCCGGGCTTTTGGCATCCCAGGTAAGGGCGACTTCGACGGATCAATGATCGCCGAGACGTGGCCGGTTGATCCGCAGAAGGTCATATCGTATTGCAAAGGTGACGTCGATCGCACACGGCAGATTTACAAGCGGTTGACGTTTGCCAACGCAACAGCTGAACTTGAGAGGATCGCAGCATGAATGCCACCTCGCAGCAAGAATCAACCGCACTCACCGTCATCGAACGGGCGTCGCTCGCCCTTGGTGCTTCGGACAAGGCCAAGGAATTGATGGCGCTGGCTCAATCGTCGAAAGCCATCGTTACCATCACCAATCCTGCCTCGTACCAGGAATGTCACGCTGCCCGCATGACCCTCAAGAATGAGCGCGTCGCTATATCCAAACTTGGCAAGGAAGCCCGCGATGATGCGACCAAGTTTTCCAAGGCGGTGATCGCTGAAGAGGCACGGCTGATAGGACTGATCGAGCCGGAGGAAACGCGCCTGCAGGCCATCCAAGACGCCCATGATGCCAAGGCGGAAGCGGAGAAGGCAGCGAAGGCCCAGGTCGAGGCAAACCGGATTGCAGAGATTCAGCGGAAGATCGCGGCCATTGTCGCCTTCCCTAGCACCCTGCAAGGCTCAACCGCTGCCGAGATTGAGATGGCAACGAAGGTGTTTATCTCGCAACCCGCTGTCGAGAGCTGGGCGATGGAATTTTCCACCATCGCATCAAACCATTTTGAGTCCGCGATAAATACGCTATCGCTCATGCTCACCGGGGCCGAAGCCCAGGAGAAGGCCAAAGCGGAAGAAGAGGCCAGAATCCAGGCCGAGCGCGCGGAACTAGCGAGACTCCGCGCCGAGCAAGAAGAGCGCAACCGGCAGGAAGCCGCCCAGCGCGCTGAAGCGGAAAAGGTAGCCGCAACCCAAAGGGCAGCGGAAGCGGAGAAACTTGCCTCCGATCGTGCGGAGTTTGAGCGCCAGCGTCAAGCCCAGATCGAGGCCGACCGCGCCGCACAAGCCGCACGCGATGCCGAGGACGCCCGGGTACGCGCCGAGCAGCAAGCCGAAGCCAAACTCTTACAGAGGCAGCGCGACGAACTTGCGAGGCAGCAGGAGGCGATCGAAGCACAACGCAAGGCAGCCGAGCTGGCGCCTGCGGCAACGAACATGGGGCGGCTGCCGGAGGTAGCCAGCCCGTTGATGCGAGCACAGAACCGCGCTCAGTTCCTTCACAGGACGCCCAAGGCGGTCAAATCTCAGCCGAGCGTGTCGCCCCCATGCCCATTACTGCCCCAGCAATCTGGCAAGCCGCGCTCGATAACCTCATCGCCAAATGCGCCGGCCTGACCGTTTCGCAAATCAACATCCTGGCCGTCGAGATTGATTCGCGGGGATGGGGTGATTCTAGGAGGGAAGCATGAGCAAGCAGCAACCACGTAGCACAACCAGGAGAAGATCATCATGCCCGTAAGACCTATCAACGAAACATTGCGCCATCTTGGCGCCGGATGCCTCATGGATGATGCCGCAGAGAGACTGTCCGAACTTGTCCTTGCCGTCGACCAGACTGGCAAGGCCGGCTCGATCACCATCAAGATCAGCTTGCGCAAGGCGACAGCTGGAGCGCTGGCCGTCGCCGGGAAGATCGAAGTCAAGAAGCCGATGGAACCGCCCATCGAAGCCCTGATGTTCCCGACCCCGGAGGGCAACCTGCTCACCGAGGACCCGAGGCAGCAGAAGCTCGAACTCAAGACCGTCGCCTCCGGGGCGAAGGATCTCAAAACCGTTTCAGCATAAGAGGGCACCATGGAATTCGACATCAAGGCAGTAATCGAAGAATCGCGTAAGCCGATGGCGCTTCCGACTCCGGCGCCAGGCGGCAAGCCCGGCTTCTTGATCCCGGCAGGCTTCACGGTGCTCGACACCGAAAGCCTGTTGCCGGCCCCTGTTCGCAAGCGCGCCGCCGTCACGCTGAACGATACCGATAGCTTCATCGAGTACACGAAGAAGCATGGCAGCCTGGACAACTGCACCATTTATGCCGATACCGACTTCGAGAAGCAGACGGCAACCCTGATCGCCATCGTCAATGATCACGGATCTGATCCTGCCGATACGTCCTGGCGCGACCACACGGCAACCTATCGCCCGATCCAGACGGTCGAATGGAAGCGCTGGAACGGGAGTAGCGGAAAGTCCATGGATCAGGAAGCGTTCGCCACATTTCTCGAAGAGAACATGGTCGACATCGCCAACGTCGACGGCATGCCTACCGGTACCGACATGCTCAAGATGGCGAGCGAGTTTGAGGCCACCTGCGACAAACGATTCAAGTCGCGACTGAACATTCAGGGAGGCGGCGTCAATCTGCTTTTCGTAGATCAGGACAACCCGGAAACCGAGCAGCGCATGCGCGTCTTCGAGCGCTTTAGCCTTGGCGTGCGTGTCTTCCTAAACGGCACGGCCTACCAACTCGACGCCAGGCTCAAGTACCGGCATAGCGGCGGCAAGCTCTCGTTTTGGTATGAGCTGATCCGGGCCGATCGCGTTTTTGAGGATGCCATCAAGGCCGAGTTCGTGAAGGTCAAGAGCGCCACTGGGTTTCCGTTGCTGTACGGGAATTCCGGAAAGTAACGGCCATAACCACGGTCCGGGGCGAAAGCTCCGGAAATCTAAATGAGCATGATCCCCGCCGCCAACACTCTCCCAGTCACGCCGACCAAGCGCCCGACCGACGACGAGATCATCAGCGCCCTGGCGCTTTGTTTCCGCGTCCATGAATCGAAGGTAATCGAATGGCTGCTCGACATGGACCTGGCCGAGGCGACCGATTGGATGGCTGGGGAGTTTGCGGCATGAACGTCATTTGCGACTATTGCCATCATCCAGCCACGCTCGTCACCGGTGCCATGATCTATGCGCGCCGCCCGGACCTTTTGCACAAGAAGTTCTGGTATTGCGAGCCATGCCGCGCCTGGGTCGGCTGCCATGACCGGAACCGGCGCATGGGTTTCAATGGCGACGAGCCAAAGGGAAGATTGGCGAACGCAGCGCTACGTCGGGCGAAGATCGCCGCGCATGCTGCATTCGACCCCCTTTGGCGGTCCAGGGAAATGACCAGGACTGAAGCATACGCATGGATGGCTCGTGAGATCGGTATCTCTGATGCCAACATGCACATCGGAATGCTTGATGTCGATGGCTGCAATGCGGTGATTGCGGTGATCAAGAATAGGAGGGGCGAAGCATGACCAACCTATCCCTCCGCGAACAGCTCGAATCCGCCAACCGCTACCTCTCCCGTCAGCAATACGAAGCATCGCAGCCGACGAAGGAGCAGATCAGGGCGAAGAAGAAGTATCAGCGCAGCAAACTTAAACTCATTCAAGGAAAATAAACATGGACATTGAAACGCTTAAAGCGCTCGGCTTGAACACGGAAACATTGGGTAACAGGATTGTAGATCAAGCAGTGGAAGCGTTACTTAGCAATAGCGGATTCAACCCTGATACCGAAGAAGAAACTCGTTATGAATCTCAGTTCAAGAGGGCAATAGAAGTCCGGATTAAGAATGCCGTTGATGAGAAGATCTCCGCATTGGCCGCCATACATTTGGTTCCGCGTGTTGGAGAAATGATTGAGAAGGCTGATATGCGAAAGACCAACAGTTATGGGGAGCCAAAGTCTCCGCCTATGACATTCAAGGAATACATAGCCTACCGCGCAGAGAACTATATGGTTGAAGAAGTCGATTACCACGGGAACTCAAAGGATGACCTCAACGCGAGGGGGGAATCAACTTACAACTGGAAATCGTGCGGCCCTCGTTTGACGGTGCTGATGAAGATGTACATCATCAATTCGCTCGAAAAAGAAGCCAAGACGGCTGTTAATGACGTGAATACTGTAATAGCCAAGAATATACAGAAGGCGGCAAGTGACGCAATATCCGCTGCCGCAGCGGCTCTTAAAGTTAGCGTGGCAGTTTAACAACTAAAGGAAAACGTTAATGGCTAACTTTCACCAGACCATCATCATGGGCCACCTTGGCCGCGATCCTGAAACGCGTTTCTTACCTAACGGTGATGCCGTCTGCAACTTCTCCGTTGCCGTCACTGAATCATGGAAGAGTCAAGACGGACAGAAGAAAGAACAAACGACGTGGTATCGCGTCAATGCCTTTAAGAAGCTAGCCGAAATCTGCGGCGAATATCTGAAAAAAGGCAGTCCCGTGATGCTCGTCGGGAAGATGCAGGCGCGGAAATACACGAACAAGGAAGGCGCCGAAGTCGAGTCATGGGAGCTTCGCGCCGATACCATTCAGATGCTGGGCTCACGCCAATCCGGCGAAGACTCACCCAGGCCGGCTCAGGCTGCGAAACCGGCTGCGCAACAGGGAGGTGGTGGAAGTTCATTTGATGACGGCATGGACATCCCTTTCCTTTCCTTCTCCGTCGAGCATGACGTAATCGCTCGCCGTCTGGCTGGTCGGAAGCTGCGGGCATGAGCGCGGAATCGTTCGATGAGATGGCGCTGCGTATCAGACAAGAAGCGGAAAAGCAAATCAACATCTGGGAGAGTGACAGAGATGAAAAGGTAAACGCTGAATTCGCCCGTCGCCTCCGTGACGAACGGCTGCGGAATGATGAGACGATGGCGTATTTCGTACAGTATATAGAACAGACAGTAGGAGGTATGAAGCGACTTGTCGAATACGCATCGCTTGAAGATGCCGTGCCAGCAATAATCTTGCCGGAAGAAAAAGAGATTGCATCTCGAAAATGGATTTCATCGGAACCACTATACCTCCATTCCGCAACCTTGGTTGCGGATGAGCCGGTGGCTACATTACGTTTAACCGAACTTCTTCGAGAAGCCGCCAATGCTCTTGAATCGTGTCATGCCGCCAACGTGGATCTTCTCGCCAAGGGACTGCGTCCCGCGCCCAAGGTGCCAGAGGTCGGTCCGGTATGGATTGATGGGGCGCCTTCCGGATTCAGGGCGGAAGAATGGTTTATAGCTCTAACAACGGATGGCGATCGGGTTGTCCTTATTGCGCTGCCTGAAGAATATACGTATGACTTCAAGACGGCCGATTACACATACATTATGCGAGACAATATTAAAAAATGGATGCCCTTTCCAGATAGCGAATACAAGTATCCAGTTCCCAAGGTGCCAGAGGGCTACCTGTCTATTCCAATCAATCGTTACAAGGAAATCTGTGACTGCCTTGAAGCAATGGCGACAGGACGCGGTGGATGGGCTTGGGAGGACGTTCTTGATGAACATCGCGCCATGCTCGCTGCCGCACCGAAAGGAGAAGAGTGATGGAACGTGCTATGCAACTGATGGAAGACGCGGCGAACATGCTGCGAGGAATGACTATGGACCCCACAATCCCAGGCCACGCAAAGGCAGCCATGAGGCTTAAGATAGTCGCGCTCGAAGATCTGGTAGGGGATCTTCTGTATGAATCAGAAATGAAGATAGGGGAAAAGCAATGATCCGCGACACGACAGAAGGCCAGCCGCAGCACGACGATGAGCAACGTAATCCGTTCCCGTTAAATGAGTCTCCATTTACGCAAGAATTAATAACGCAGCGAGATCGGCTTGCTGGCGAACTTGAACAACTCCGTGACGAACTGCTGCGGGATGATGAGCCGGTGGCGTGGCGAGTAGCCAATATCATAGGGGATCATTTTTCGTTTGAGACCTTCTATTCAGGGGATGAAGCAGAATCTGCTGCCGGTTTTCTTGGGGAGTATTGGGGCGGTACAGACAAGCTCTACCTCCGCCCCGCGCCCAAGGTGCCAGAGGGCTATGTGCTGGTGCCAAAGGAACCGCTCGTCGGGATAAATTACGAGATCGGGCTTTGGTCAAGACGAAACCATGAAGCGATGCTAGAAGATCAGTTAGCCGCCGCACCGAAAGGAGAAGAGTGATGGTTTCCAGTGATGTTGCAGTTTCAGTCTTGATTGATGCCGGCCAAGTAGTTGCCGCCGCAAAAGATGTTTCTGAACAACTCCGCGCCGAGAACGCCGAGCTTCGGAAACGGTGCGAGAAACTAAGTAAGGACGCCCGGCGTTACAAGTGGCTACGTGATGTGGGCGATTCAACATTCATTGCGCTTGGACGTCGCCCTGGAATCCAGTTCTCGCACCAGATCGACAATGCCATTGACACTGCGATAGATGCTGCGCTCAAGGAGCCGAAGCCATGAAAAGCTGCCTACATTGCAAATACGCGAAATGGAACAAGACTGCCGCGGGGCGCCTACATCCCTCCGGTGATGGCCGGTGCATGTACCCGTGGAAAATGCCGCAAATCCCTGCTTGCATGTATTGGGTAGGAGCAGCACCGAGTCCAACTGGAGGATATATCACGCGCAAAAGCGATCTCAAAGATCACTGCGTATATTTTGCGAGAGAGGAGCCGAAGCCATGACCAAGCCGAGCAGAGAGGAAATACTTGAGTCGTGGCGGGCTATGCCAGCGACCGGAAGCCTTGTGAAAACTATCGAAGCCTTCGCCCTCCACTGGTACGCAGCCGGCCAAGCGGATCAGCGGGAGAAGGATGCGGGGATCTGCGACAAGTTCAAAGTAACAGGGCTACGAACAATCGTTGACGCTATCGGTGATGCCATCAGGAGCCAAGCAAATGACTGACAAAGAACTGCTGGAACTGGCTGCGAAGGCGGCGGGGATTGAGCTGAAGTGGGGCTATCTAGATGATAGCGCACTCCAAAACGATCCAACCAAGGACGTTTGCTGGAGTTCAAAAGGCGGACTCTGGGACCCACTCCCCGATGACGGCGATGCCCTGCGGCTGGCTGTGAAGTTAAATTTGCTGATATTGCCGTATCCGGGTGATTTGGCAATACGCGTTACTCGCCTAGACCAGCCAGAAACCATTGTCTCGTGGGGGACTCCGCCAGATCCCTACGCCGCCGCCCGCCGAGCCATAGTCCGAGCCGCCGCAACCATTGGGGAGAAGATGTGATGAGCATGCACGAATTATTCGATGGTAGTGCCCCTGATTTGCTGCCTGACCGACCGCCAAACATTGATTTCCTCCGCGACTACGGAATGCTCGACGGCGAATATTTGGAACGCGTATGGCGTGAGGTTGACCGGCTGCGTACTGTGAAAAGCCAATATTGCGAGGCACTGAAAGCACAGTCGGCACTATTGCACGACTTGCAGGGAAAACTACATGACGCCAATGCGCGTATCTCCAAACTGGAAGCCATCGAAGCGGCAGCCCTGAATCTGATCAACGTGAAAGGTCGGTATCACTCGGAAATTGCGATGAAGCGACTGATGGAGGTGTGCGGGAAATGAGCACTCGAACAATCATCGAGATCAACCATGATTTTCTGGCGGACCTTGAGCGTAATCCAGAGACGCTTATGGGAATCCTACGACAACTTGGCGGATGCTCTATCACAGGGATGTTAAACAGAGGCGAGATACCCTATAGCGGCGGAATCCGTATTCTTGCTCAGCGCCACCATAGCGAGACGCTGAATCTGACGGTGAAGTAACCGCATGCCCTCCACCTTCCTCACTCCCGACGAAATAGCCGACCTGACCGATCTACAAATGCCGGCCTATCAGGTGAAGTGGCTGGATCGGAACGGCTACCCGTTTGACGTTTCGGCTGCCGGAAGGCCAAAGGTGCTACGCGCCTACGTTGAAAAACGTCACGGCGTTGCATCCGCCTCGAGAATGGGGGAAAGTGAGCCTGATTTTTCGAGGTGGGAGCGATGATGGTCGGGCGCAGAAAGGTGGCATCACGCTTGCCGCCGAGGCTCTATGAGTCAAAGGGGAAGCGGAAGACCAGCTATTACACAGTCACCAGGGCGAACAAGTACGTCGGGCTAGGCTCAGACCTGATCGCGGCAAAGAAGCGCCTGGCGGAGCTTGAGGGCGAGCCGCTGACGGTCGATACCGTGGCCGGATTGATCGATGAGTACCTGGCCGAAGTCGAGCGCATGGTGGCGCAGGGCAAGCGCGCACCGCGCACTCTGGCGGATCGCAGGGTCGAGGCGATCAATCTCAAGGCCGCTTTTGGCAAGATGCGCCCCGACGCTGTCGATCCCAAGCATATCTGGCACTATCTGCACAAAGCGAGAGGCATCGACGCGCCCGTCCGGGCGAACCGTGAGATAACCTTCCTCCAGGGCGTATTCAAGTGGGCGCGCGGCCAGGGGATCGTCAGGGATAACCCGTGCGTCGGCGTCGAGCGCAACGAGGAATCGCCGCGGGAGCGGCTGGTATCCGATGCCGAGCTAGCGGATTTCGTCAAGCTGGCTCGGGACGATGGCGATGTCAGCACCCGAGCGGCGCTGGCCGTCTATATCGCATTCCTGACCGGGAAGGCCCAGGGGCAGGTATTGCGGCTCTCGCGCCGGCAGATTACCGCGGACGGCATTGAGTTTGCTGCCCGGAAAGGTGGTGCACGCGTCCTCGTCACATGGTCCGATGAGCTGCGCGCTGCGGTGAATGAATCGCTTGCGATGCCGGCGAAGATTGAACCTATGTGGATCGTCCATACCCAGGAAGGCGGACCCTACACGTCAGACGGCTTTAAGAAGGGCTGGCAGGTATTGATGGGTAAGTGGGTCGCCCGGGGCGGCGAGCGCTTCACGTTCCACGATTTGAGGGCCAAATCGACGACAACGCTGATCGAGGCCGGCAGGAAAGCGAGCGAACTGACCGGGCACAAGCTCGAATCGACGGTGGCGAAAGTCTATGACCGAAGGCATATCCGGAAGGCCGCGCCGGTCAGGTGATCTTAGGAAATGGCCGTTTTATCTTAGGAAACGCAGTGGTCACTAACCGGTAAGCTTTTGATTTGTTGGCGGAGTGGACGGGACTCGAACCCGCGACCCCCGGCGTGACAGGCCGGGATGCGATTGAACATGATCAAACACTTACCGTATTATTTTCCTAAGATGGGCATGCCCGCAAGGCCTGTAAATACGCGGGTCGGAGAAATGATCTTAGGAAATTTTGCGGCAAACGGAGACGGCAAATGGAACTATATCTAGCATACAAAGCAATGCGCTTTGCTTTCGAGGTGCACAAGGATCAGCGCAGGAAATATACCGGAAACCCATACACCGATCACTTAGCCGAGGTGGCCGGAATTGTGGCGACTATCGATAACGATGCGCTCACGATCGCTACCGCATGGCTGCATGACTGCCGGGAGGATCAAGGGGTCACCGGGGAAGACATAGAGTGGAATTTTGGGATGAAGGTAGCGGTCGGTGTCGCCCTGTTGTCTGACTTTGAAGAGGGGAACCGCGCCCAGAGGAAGGCATTAGGGCGAGAGCGGCTTGCGAGCGCGCCGGCATGGGTGCAAAACATCAAATGCGCCGATCTGATCAGCAACACGTCGAGTATCGTGCAACACGATCCAAAGTTTGCTGTGACGTACTTAGAGGAAAAGCGCTTATTGCTTGAGGTTATGGGGAAGGCCGATCGCCGACTGGTGGCGATGGCGATGACTCAGGTTGGCGTGTGATCAGCGAACCGCCACAAGGCGCCGCATCCGATACCGCCTTCTTCGGGCGGTTTCAGACGGGAATGGCGCCCGAGGATTGAGCCGCAGGCCGAGTACGGCGAACCTCAATAGCGACATTCGAGCCCTCCCCAGAATCCGCCGACGGCCTCGATGGGCGTGCAGAGCTTGGTCTGGCAGTCGGCCGTGATGATGATGTGCGCGGCCGGGTGGCAGCCGGGAGCTGATGGCGAAGTAGCGCAGCCGGCCAGCAAGATCGCCACGTAGCCAACTTGCAACCATTTTCGCCGCTTGGGAAAAATGGTCATCCGAACAATCTCACAGATGATCCGGCGCTGCGTTGCGATACAAGCTGATCGAATGCCAGCGCGCAGGGTCAAGCGCCTCGATGCCGCCGGGCGAGTCCTCGATGTGGGTCAAGGACGGGCCAATCCAGGGGAAGCCCGGCAGAGAGATGGGAACCTCTGGCACCGGATCGGGGCCATTGCGGTAGGCCAGTCGCACCTTGACGTGCGAGTTGATGATGTCCTGGAGCTGCTGATAGCCGGGCCGCGGCGGCGCAAACAAGGTGAGCTGATCGACCGCGATGCCATTGACCGCGCACAGGCCGGCCAGGATCGACGCGTGGGCGCATCCGAGCGAGTGCCCCTGAATGGCTATCGAGCCGGTGAGCTGGGGCCGTAGCGCCTCGAATGCCGGCTCGATGCCCTGCCAAAAGCCAGCGTGCAGGACGCCGAGCTGGGGATGCTCCCACGGCACAGCCTCGAAGTCGCGCAGCCAGTCCAGGCCCGACTCACTGCCGGCGAAAGTGAGGCATTGCATGCCGTTGGCCGAACTGATGCCGACCGTCACCGCGTCGAAACTTTGGACGCTCGAAAAGACATCCGGGGTCACGGGCGAGTAAATGGCGTTGCAGAGCCATGCGGCGTAGGCCGGGGAGATCATAGGAATCCCCCCGCCATCCTGATAATCGCAATCGCCACCCAGAGCCAAAAGGCAATGAAGAAGGTGCCAACCACCACAAAGACCGTGATGGCCGACAGATTCAAGCCGGCCCACCACTCCTGCAACGATGAGACTTGGAGTCCCGCAAGAATCAGAATAAGCCCGCAGATCCCGCAGGCACTTCCGAAGGCAACCGCAAAGAGGTGCCCGATGAAAGAAGCGGAGTTCATTTAATTTCCCCATTAGTGATGAACCCATGCCAGTTGCCGCTGGCGCTCGCATCAATCGATGGCGTCACCGTCAGCGTCCCGAAGTCGTTCCCATTGAATACCCACGCACAGTCTGGTGTCGTCAGCACAACACTTTTGCCAACCCATTCAGTCTTTGTGGTGGGGTCCATGTAGTCGCCCCACACGATCCGGTGCTGATCGTTATTCGACATGGCTACCCGCTTGCATGTCAGCCAATCACGGCCACCAGTTGGGTTACGGAAGATGAACATGTCAGGAGTGAGCCAGTGCGGCTCTAGATCGGTCAGTCTCATTTCGGCGTCGCCGGTGCCTGCAGTGTCGTAGTCTGCACGGTCAATGAGCCATTGGGCATGTTCGAGGTCACCCCAACACCCGGGACCGGGCAGGCAGTGAAGACGGCGGTGATGGCGTTACCATTGCCCGAGGTGCTGGCCGCGCGCTGGAGCGCTCCGACGTTCATCGCGCAGGCCGCGTCGATCCAGCCCTGCAGCTTCATATCGTCGGTTTTCTGGATGTTCTGCCGCATACCGGTGTAGTCGGCAGCGCCCGTGGTGAGTGCAGCGCTATTCCAGGCGTTCAAGGTTCCGCAACCGCCCAGCACCAGCGCCGCGCCGACGGCCAGGATCAGCAGCAGGAACGGCATAGCTCGGCCGGCTTGCCCCGGAGGAGCAGCGGTTGGCGCACCGGTATCGGCAGATGGCGCCGGCGCAGGAGGCAAAGCAGCGGCTACGGCGGCGGCCAGAGCGGCGACGTCCGGCATCTTGCCGCCGTCGCCCTCGCCTGTCTTGATGAACAACAGCACCGCGCTACCAAGCACGAATGCGCCTTTCTGGACGAAGGCCATCAGGCTATTGGTGTCTGGGACACTGTTCGCCGTGAGAACGCACCAGGCAATGAAGAAAAGCAGGAAGCCGCCGAGGGCGAGCTGGATGCGGGGGTCTTTATAGGACATGGCATTACTCCTGTTCGTGGTGGATGATTTCGACGCTTGAAAACTGGTAGCCTTCCTTCCCGTACCGCTGGGCGAGCCAGACGGGCTCAGGCAGCGCATGCACTCCCTCGTCCTTGCCGATGTGGTGAGCCTTGCAAAGCAGGCGCCCATTGACGTTCATGTCATCGACGAAGGTGTAGGGATCGGCCTCGTCGAAGCTTCCCCAGCCAAAGCTCGGGAAATCCTTGCGGATCTGTGACCCTGGAGACCAATCGACCATCTCGGCGAAGCTGCGCTCGATCGGGTAGTGGTGAGCCTCGATGGGATGGCCGGTTTCCTCCGCGGTGCAGCCGCAGATGAAGCAGCGACCGCCGTCACGCTCCAGAAGGTGCTTCCGGCTCTTCTCGAACAGCGGCGTAGCCTTGCGCGGGGCGTGCCCGGGCAGATTCACGGCCACCTGGAACGTGTTCTTCTCTTCGTGCGTCTCGGTGACAGGCATGGCGCCTCCTGGAATGAAAAACCCCGCCGGAGCGGGGTCATTAATCTATGTGCTGGGCACAGCGGCTTATGCGGGCTTCCAGCCCACCTTCCCGTCGGGCGTGAAGTCGAAAGCAAGCCCCAGGTGATGTTCAATCACTGCGCGGTCCTCGGGCGTGGCGTCCTGAAGATGGACGCTATAGAACTTCCCGTAGGTCGTCGGGGCCGCCGGCTCGGCCGGCGCGTAGTAGTGGAACTTCGGCTCCCCGGTCCTGCTGTCGAAGCCGGCCGGAACCTTCAGCGGGAACCTCGCGGCACCGTTTTCAAGCTCCTCCGGATTGCCGCCGTAGCTGCTGCGGGCCTCCAGCATTCCAGCGTGCGGATTCGGGATCTTGTCGAAGTAGGCTTTATGCGGCCAGCCATACTTCCAGTCGGCGAAATTACCCTTGGCGCCAGCGCGAATCGCTGTAGCGACGTCGGCCGGGTGCATTGATCCGCAATAGCCGCAGCCGCGCAGGCGCCCAGTCGTTTTGCCGCCGTCGATGTCTGGTGCTTCAGCGTCGCGCCAAGGAATGAGACCATCCGGGTACTTGTCCGCACCGAAGTGGTTCATGCTATGCCGGTGAGCGACGCTCTTTTCTTGATCCATTGCGGCTCCTGGAATGAAAAAACCGCCCGGAGGCGGCGAATGCTTGAGCGCTCATCTACTGAGCGGAAGCAGGAATAATTTTCGGAATAATTTGCAGGTCTTATGCAGTTGACACTCCCTTGAATTCGGCCTCTTCGGCCAGCCGACGACGCAGTAGCCCGGCGAGCACATGACCGCCGGCTTTGTCCCACCTCTCGAACTGCTCGGCCGCGCTGGCGTGGTCGCCTGCGTTCAACAGCCGCAGCAGCGTGGAGCCGCGCAGTGCCCCACCCCCCAGGTTGAAATCGAAGTCGACCAAAGCGTCGAACTCGCCCTGCGTGAGCGGCACCTTGACGAGCCGATTCACATCGGCGATCGCTGACATGATGTCCTCGCGCAGCCATACCTCGGCCTGGGCCTGTGTGCAGGTCATGCCGGCATGCACGCCCTGGGTGTGGCCATAGCCGATAGTCCAGACGCCGACGCTATCCTGGTAGGCGACCAGGCGGCAGCCTTCCGATTCTTCGGTCAGATCGAGGCCCGCGTCCGAGTAGTTCATTTCTGATCCCGATAGATCTTGTGCGTGAATCTTGACTCGCCATCAGGACAGGTATCATCAGGCGCGGTCGATTTGTGCTTGAATGGGCAACGGCCACTGTCGGCATCTTCAAACGGTATCCAGCGCCGGCAGTCTTCGCATGGGACAGGGACAAGTGGAACGGTATTCATGACCGATCCACCGACCGGCGCCCATTGATCGACGCTTCCAGGTTTGCAAACTTTTCGTTCAAGAACTCCTTCAGCCCGCGGACGATCTGCTCGATCTCGCGCTTGTCGTGGTAGTCGCTCGCCACCTTCAATTCGAGATGCTGGAGCTTTGCTGAATCATCCTCGTGTTTTCGGTAAAGGTCGGCGATCATGCTTTCCTGCTGCGCGTCTTTCCGCTGCAACAGATACCCGACGCCAGCCGCGAATATTCCGACGATTGCACTGATGATGATTCCCGCGCCGTTATCGAGCATGATAATTTCCTGGAAATGGACGTAAAAAAACCGGCTCTCGCCGGCTAGCTGGTGCTGCTTAGTTATGCGCTACCACGTCACTGCCTGAATGGCCGGGACTGTTGATGCTGCATTCACCTGCGCTTTCAGCGTCTGGAGATGCTGAAACGCAACAGCCCCTTGCGCGAACATCGCAGAAGCCAGTCCTTGCAGATCAGCGAAGGCGAACGGTACTTGCGAGTTATCGGCGGCGACCCAATAGAACCCGGTCGGCGTGGCCTGCGCGGCTGAACAGCCGGCGATGGCGGCTTGCAGATTCGACACAGATTGAGGATCAGCTTGATAGGTCTTGGTGACGCCCGCTTTGCTCGTGTAGCTCACGGCCTGCGCGATGGCTGTGGTGTAGCTGGCCGTCAGTATGGCGATCTGCGCGGCCTGGGCCTGAGCCAGCCTCGCCGCCTGTTCCGCCGCACTCACCGTTGTTACCGCCCATACCTGAAGCCATTCTCCAGTAACCGTATCCTTGACCGCTGTTCCCGTGTCATGAACGGACTGTGTGATCGGATCGTAAGCAGACTGACCTTGCGGATGGACAACGAAATACCCGAAGTCAGCGTAAGGGATGATTTGAGGAAAAGCGAGGCTAGGATGCAGCGCGATGAACTGCTGCTGCGTGATTGTTGATGTTCCGTCTTTGGTGAGAATGTCCATGGTGTTGTCCTAGCTGAAGGCGAGAAATACGTAGGTCGCAGCATTCACATTGATATTCGTGGTCGAATTTTGATTCACTGTAATGCCTGAGGTATATGGATCAACATCATCAGTTGTGTCTACTTCAGCAGCAGTTGTATTTAATGACAGATGCGGGTCACTAGTAGAAGCACCGTTGATGCCGCGTACTGAATCCCATACGAACCAGTCTCCAGATGAGTCAGTCCTCTTACACAGGAAGAATCTTGCTCCTGCTGAAAATCCCATATTGAGTGAAAGTGAGGTTCCGTTGCCGGTGTATGAACCGACTTTACTGACGCCTGCGAGAGTGGCGAAGAGGTAGGCTACATATGTGGCCCCACTGCTATTCACTGCAGATCCGTTACCCAACGAAAACACGGAAGAAGTAGGTGTGGTGTTATTCCAGTAGTAACTTGCTGACGTCCTAGCTGCCGCTGTGTTGAGCACTAGGTAATCGGTATTAGTGAGAGGCGCGGCATAAACTGCCCACGCTATACCCAAAGACCTGCACTTCACAATCATCAACTCGGGAACTACCCCAAGATTATGATTTACAGTTGTTGCTGTTCCAGTCCCCGTGTAGCAAACCTCATCGAACACTCCAGGAGCGCGGCGGAAGAACCAGTTGATGTAATTGAACGCGCCGTTGATATAGTTGTTTCCGTCTGCACCAACAGAAATTCCGTCCATATCAAAAGATGTAAGCGCATTCGTAGTAGTCGTTTCTGCCGCAGCTGTTGCACTGGTATTTTGTACCCCATACCCGCGTAGCCGATCCCACCAAAAAGCTCCAACAGTGGTGTTTCTTGTGTCAGGGACAACCAAATCCGGTGGGAATCCAACTCCCGTCACCGTAGCAGCAGCACCAGTCCCCGTCCGTGCAATCGCGTTATAGACTTGAGTTCCGCTGGTGGGAGTTTTCATCGGCCCGCGACGGATGGCGAGGTAGATTACAGTCTGAGATGCCCACGCATTGTTTACTTTGAAGCCAGTTGCTGTCGGATTAGCAAGCGGAGGTGAAGAAATTGCTTCAGAATTTGTCACATCAGAATGAAGTATATTGACCGCTGTTAGTGAGAACCCCCTTGATGAATCCATGATCTCTGATGATGTTGCAGTTGTCATCCCCTTTATCACTAAATACTGCGGTTCCCAACCGAGCGTCACGCTTGCATTTCCACTACTGTCGCAAGTAAAACTTCCGCATTGTATCAATCCAGTCGTACTCGTATCATGTGCCCAGGCATAGACGATGTAACTTGCCGTCGCAGCAGCACTTGAGATAGTAAGAGTTGTTCCACTTACTGAAATGGTCGTATCTGCGGTCTGTGCTGCTGTGGTATTAAGATAAACCAAATCTCCAGCAGTTAGACTTATATGCCAAGTATACCAGTTAGATGTTGCGTTTGTTGCTTTAACCGTTACCATCCCAACAGTACCGAGCGAAGACAAATCGACAGTAGTTGCTGTGCCAGTAGTATGTGACACTAAGGCTTGCGTGTAAAACTTATTGGCTTGTCGGAAGGTCCAGGAGACAAATGTATAACCATTTCCGTTTACCGCTCCTGTATTTGTGTCCGCTCCCAATGAAAATCCATTGGAATTAGCGGCAGTAAGCATATTGCTCTGCGCGCCCCAAAGACCATCTTGAGCCTGCGTATTGTCTGAATTAAGGTAATTGGTTATTCCTCGTGTCGTATCAAACAGAGCATGATCTAAAGAGTTGCTTCTGCTCTTACTCCAAACCATCCCACCCTTACCAGCCAGGTCAATCCCGTTCGTAATCGTCTGAGTGGCGCCGTTTCCAGTGTAGGTGTAGGCGGAAAACACGTCTTCCACATACAGTTTCTGCGTGCCACCGCCTGCAGCCATCAGAGCTTTCAGGTTACTCACAGCAGTTTCCCATAGACAGTAGTTCCGGCATCCCTTGACCAAAACACCCCGAAGTCCGTTCCGCTTGTCTGCAATGCAGCCCGGCCGATCGCCGTCAAGTAAGTAGCGAACGTCGTTGTGAAACCGCCTGCGGGGAGTTGCCAGTTGATCGTCGGGAGAGTGAGTGTCGCGCTCCCCCAATTGACCATTTCGAGCATGACTATTTCTTCGTTGCCTGTCGCAGGCCAGTTCGAGAATGCGACTGTGAGAGCGCCGCCTACTTGGAGTCGCTGAGTGTCAGCCGCGGACGCGTCGAAGGTGACCGTACCTGTCGATACCGTGCCTTTGTCGGTAATTGCTGCCTGAAGCGCGGGGATAGATTGACGGGCGGTGAATGTGTTCGCTGCATTCGTGACCGGGATATTTGCAGCAGCGAGCGAGGTCGCGCCTGTCCCGCCTGCAGTGATTGCGAGCGTTGATGATAGACCGCCTGCTGTACCCGTCGTATTCTGGTTCAGCGTCGGGAAATCGGCAGCGACTGCAACAGTCAGCGCGCCGGTTGTCGTCGTCGTTTTAAGGATTCCCGTAGCCAGCGCAGCAGTACCGGCAGAGTAATCCGTTCCTGCTGTCGCTGCGCTGATCGCTGTAGCGTCCCCCTTCAAGACACCCGATACTGAAGTCGTCAGCGTAAGTGCGGGGGTTGCACCGCCAGAGGATGTACCTGCAAAGCCATTCGCAGTTGCTACCGATACAGCAGTCACGGTGCCGGAACCTGTGCCGGCCTGTGCTACTAAGTTCCAATAGGTCGCGTTCGGCGGAGCGAAGTTCGTGTTGCCGAGAATGCAGATATAGGACGATCCGCCATAACTTACCGTGTCATTGACGATATAGGCTGTAGCGCTGCTCCATGCGCCCTTCCACTGGTTCCATCCTGGGCCGGTCGCCCCGGTCGCGCCCGTTGCTCCAGTTGCGCCAGTAGCTCCCGCAGGGATGCCGAAGTCGAAGACGGCAGCGGAAGTGGTGCCAGAATTAGCAACGGTTGCCGATGCGCCGGGGGCGAGCGTGGTCGTTGTTCCAGCCGCAATTGTTGCCGCCGTCCCTGCGGCTCCCGTAGCGCCCGTTTGCAGGACAAGATTCAGGGTTTGCGTCGGCGCGGTGCCGGTGATTGTTGCCGCAGCCGTCCCGCTGGTCACGGTGCCGATAGAGAGCGAGTTTGCTGGTCCCGCTGGCCCTGTTGCGCCGGTCAATCCGGTCGGCCCGGTTGGCCCTGTGGCACCTGTGAGTCCGGTTAATCCCGTCAGCCCAATATTCCACGACGCGAACGTGCCAGAGCCAGTCACCGATGTCACATTAACCGTTAGCGAAGTCCCGGAATAGGCCGTGATCTGGCCTACCATCATGTTCGACGGACTGGCGGAGCTGGCGATGTCAAGTTCCTGACCGACGACCCAGGCGATATTCGCCTGCGTGACAAAAGTCAGGCTTCCGGTGCCGATGGTGGCGCTGGTCAGACTCGTCCCGGTGATCGTCGGTGCCGGACCTTGCAAGCGACTGTTGAAGTTCCGCAAATCAGTGATGTTCGCGTTCGTGATCGAAGTCACGCCGGCCTGTACATGGACCTGCGCAAGGATCAGCGTACCTTGCGGAATTGTCGGGAGGGCCGGCGTGCTGGCGTTCAGGACCGCAGTACCGGCAGCGATGCCCAATGCAGGTCCGGCGACCCCGACATAGCAATACACGGCATCGTAGCGGTGATAGCCAGTACCCGGCGCAGTCGTGACCGTCAGATTCGTATCTGTGATCGTGGTCACATTCTCGTCGGCCATCAGGAACAGACCGGCATAGACTGCGGCGGCATTCCCGTACTGCTCGATCCGCGTCGGATTCGGATCGACACGCGACGGGTTCAGGTGCGCCGAGTCACCGCTTGCAGCGCCCTGAATCGAGAGCGTCATACCCGTCCCGGCACCCTGCTGGATCATGCAGCCATAGACGCAATTCTGCCCGGCCAGCAGGTAAATCTTTCCGTTGTCGCTCGCCCCCTGAATGGCAGCGGCCAGATTCGCTATCTGGTTCCCCTGCGCGACGATCTGATCTACGATTGACATGGTGAGTCCTTAAGCTGTCTGTGCGTCCGGCGCGGGCGATTCTTCTGCGGGCTTCGGCTCTGCTACCTTGATGGCCTTATCGACCTCGAGCAAGATTCCGTTTGCCAGGGCGGTCGTGATGCGGTTGCCCATGTTGTCGTTGAATTGGGCGATCAAAGCTTGAAGGGCGGAATTCATTTGGCGGCTCCTGAAATGAAAAAAGCCGCTCGATGGCGGCTGAAGATGGGCGAAAAAAAACCGCCCGGAGGCGGCTTGATGGGGTGAGAGCGGCTATCTTGGCATCAACTCATGCCAGATGGCGGGGTGGATGCCGACGAGATTCGGCTCTGATTGATGATTCTGCGGTAGAGCCGGATGCACATCATCTTTGACTTTCCCACCGTGAGCAGCGAGCCACGCAGCGAATGGGTCGCCGGTTAAGGGCGCCCCAGGATTGACCACCTCAACATAAGGAATCGTCCCGTTATGACTACCCACCAACCACGCAGCGAATGGGTCAAAAACTGCATTATTGTTCGGCACTTTAGCCCCCAAGGAAGAGATTGAGATGCAGCAAATTGTGGCTGCGGCAATGAGTTTATGCATTTTCACTCTCTTACCTTAGACCAAAGAGCCAGTTATGTCCAGAGCGGGATGTAATAAGTGATCCCATTAATTAGCAGTGTCCACCATGTATTTGTCGTAGCACCCCCTGGTTTATTGGCGGTGAAGGTGCCGGTCGCCGTTCCGGTTCCAATGGTCTGGCTGAGTAGATTCATTGAACCAGCCACCAAGAGCGCCGTACCGTTCACGCTGGACGCAACAACCCCAACTGACCCCACCGAAGACCCGAATCCTTCGACCCCATAACCACCTGATGTGGACGCGATCCCAAGCACTCCCTGCCCTGTCGCGGTCTCTCCATACACCCCCACATTTGAGCCGCCCGGATTGCCGACTACAGAAGCGTAATACCCTCCTATGCTATAAGTACCAGTCGCATACACATGCCCCGACGTTGTGATGTCCCCGGCAAACGTCCCTGATGGTGCGTTTAGCGCCCCCGAGAACGTCGCCGCTCCCGTCGAGCCGTTGAGCACGAATTCAACCGTTCCGGAATTGACCGCAACGATACCGTACTGATTGAATATCACCCCTGTTCCCGTCGCCGAGGTTCCGTTCCATGTCGCCGTTCCAATCTGGAACGCGCCGGACGAGGTGAAAGTGATGTTTCCGCTGAGGACATCGGCGGCGTTTTTGTTGAGCTTGTTCGTCAGACCGGAATAAGCCGCTGGCCCGTAGCTCGCATTGCTGACTACCGTGCTCGCAGCGGTTCCGCTGAGCAGCGAATTGCCACCTAGCGACAGATTTGTGCCGTCCCAGGTTAATTGAGCCCCAGCAGTCGCCCCGAAGGTAAAATTTCCGTTCGCCTCAATCGAAACGGCAGACTGGCACTGGATGAATGGCGTCGTACCCGTCGCATCCAGGTTGAGCCAGGACAGACCATCAAAGCTCTGCACCTTGCCGGTCTTGATGACGCCACCGATGATCTGCGTGATCGACGGATCGATACCGCCGGCAATCTGACCGCTGATCGTCCGATGCCAGTCTGCGAAGGTGACTTCACCGACGATGGCGATTTTGTCCGAGCTGATCAGGGCTGCGTCTTGCGTCAGCAATATCTGAGAAATTACCGTATCGGCGGAGACTTGGAGGCGGACGGATTTTTCGAGATTCGATAGGCGAGCGGCTAGCCCGGCGATGACGGCTTGTGCGTTCGACTGATCGTAGGGTGACGGCGTGTAGGTCTGCGTCCCAGCATCGGAAACGGTCGGCGTGAATTGCGTCCAGAGGAGGTTGTCGCCGATGTTCATAGCGGGCCTCCGTAGGTAGCGGGGACGATATTGCTGCGGACGATTCCCGTCGTGGTGTTGCGATAGAGCGCGGCAGTCATGGCAACCCATGCGCCTGCCGGAATTTGCACATTCACGTCGATCTCGCCCTCATAGACGCCCCCACCTTGCGGGATCATCACGGCACAAGGTAAGCTGAATAACTGCGTACCCGCCCCAGGAGCCGGGTAGTAAGCGGCTGACCCGCCGGTTGCGCTGATCTGTGTCGTGCCCTCTTGTGCGCGCGTGAGCCCTTCCAGGTAGAACGATCCCCCGACCTGTGAGATGTGGTCCCATAAAATCACCTCATGGCTAGATCCAGAGGTAAGTACGGCCATGCGATACTGAGGATCGCGCTCGTCGGCCCATGATGTTTCGACCCAATTCAGCGCCTGCCCAGCAACAGGCGCAACATCAAACGGCGTGGCGAAATTGAACCCGAGAGAGTCGTAGCTTGTCACTTTGCGCCATTGCGATGTTCCAAATTGGCCCCAGAACATCCCGGCGAGATTGAGTGTCGTAGGCAGCGGATTGGCTGAGTTTGTGACGATCAATCGATTGACTGTCGACCCGGCCAGGATGGTGTAATTGTTGCCCGTGGCGAGGATGTCTATTCCCGACATTTCAAGCGATGTTCCGCCATCGGAAGCAATCGTAAATGTCGGCGGGTTATCATCAACCGCAACCATGAAAGCCAGATACTGATCGGCGAAATAAGGATTCAGGCTCTGTGTGAAGTTCGCTAGCACCTTGACCTTGGTCACATTCCCGTTTGCGTCAGGTGTGCAGAAAACTTGTACGGGAGAAGGCGCCGGCAAGCCGATAACCGTTAGTGTCGTCGTCTCCACAAGAGTGGCCGGCTGAGACTGAATGCCGATCGCTGAGACAGCAGTCACGCCGAAGGTGTAGACGGTCTCTGGGTCGAGATTATCGAAGTCGGTCGAACATTGTGTGACCGTGTGCGAGACGATCGCACCGCCGACCTTCTGGGCTGTCACGATGTACTTTGTTGCATTCCCCGTCCAAGAGAGCGTTCCGCGAACTCCATTCGGGCCAGTGTCGGTGATGTAGAGACTGATTGCCAATACCAGATTCGTCGGGACTGCGGGAACGGCTTGAATCGTGCTCGTCTGCGCAATTGCCAGCGGTAAGCCATCCTCGATGAATGCGTACTTGCTGCTGTTGTAAGTCGTCGCCCCGATCTGTACTTCGTTCGGTGCGGATTCTGAAATGGTCACCACGCGCCATTGCTCAGGTATCAGCGTGGTTTCGCTCAGGATGTAGATCGCGCCAGAAACCGGGGTCTGTGCCAGGGCAGCGGGCAGCACGATATTGTTGCCAGAGACCGAGGATACGGCGCTCGATCCCATCGTGCCATCAGGGAATGCGACTTGAACGGTGAAGCCAGAGCCTGACGGAACCGCCGAATCAAGCGTTAGCGTTAATCCGTCTGCCGAGATACCGAGCACGCGGCCACCCATACGCGCACCAGCACGGTTCGGGTCGGAAGTCTGGATGATCGCACCCGGTGTGAGGAATGTTCCGTCAAGTGATGCCTTGAAACTGATCGCTTCCGTTTCCAGATTCTCGGTGTAGAGCAACCATTGACCCCATCGATGCGCCTGACCTCGACTGGTGCAGCCCATCGCTGTCACTTGCGCCTTGACGACGCCGTATTTGGCTACCAGGGCATCGTCCTGGACGTACTCGACCACTTGCTTATATTGCTGAGCCGGGTCGTTCCACGTCACCAGCGCGACGGTATGCCGCGCCTTGAGGCTCGTTCCCTGATAGTTGAAGACGCCACCGATGACGTTGGCCGGCGTGAAACTTTGAACAGGGGTAGCGGGCGCGTCCTGCGTCACCGCAATGCTTCCCGCGCTCCAATACGCCATGCCGCGGAAGATCGCCGCCATGTTCTGGACGACGGTATAGGCTTCAGCCTCGCCCTGAATCAGCAGATTGCAAGTGAATCTCGGCTCAGTTCCGCCGAAACCATCGGATACCATCTGATCGCAATACTGTCCGATGACGTAGAGCTGCCACTTGTTCAAAGACGTGGCCGGGATCATGTCTCCCAGCCCATACCTACTATTCGTCAGGAGGTCATAAAAGCACCAGGCCGGGTTATTGCTGTACGCCAGTTGAAATGTTCCGTCCCATGTCCCGGTATAAACCCGAGTCGTCGGGTTGTAGTTGCTCGGGACTTGGATAATGAGTCCCTGCATGTCGAAGGCGCGCTGGGGGATGCTGGAGAACTGCTGGGCATCAATGGCGGTGTAGGCCATCGCGGTATGCCGGTATTCCAGGTGCGTCGAGATGATCGAGGTGTAGTCCTGCCAATACAGATCATTGACCAGCAGACTTGATCCAGAATCCGGGGTAATGCGCGTCACCTGGATGTCAAATGGACCGGCACCAGAAAGAGGGATGACGTAGCTGCGGGCGTAATTGCTGCTCGTCTTGCCGTTAATCGTGTCGTGCACTCGGATGACGTAGCCACCGCCGGCGGTCTGAATGCCGATGGTGAATTCGACTGATGCGCCATTGAGTTTCCCGGAGCTTGCATCGGTGCTGGTCAAGCTCGGGACATTGAGCGTTACCCGGACGGTGTCGACGTTGGCCGTGGTGATCGATTGCACCAGCGGAGTCGCTTGGTATATCTTCGTGGCGACCGGATAGGTGGATTCGACCGATGATCCATCTCCGGTCAATGAAGACGCACCGTTGGAATTGCTGCCGAGCGTGCCGGTCGTGTAGCCGAACACCGCCTGGTTGAAATTCCACGTCAGGTCTGCATTCTGGAGCGGGACTCCATCGAAATAGACCGATTGCGCGCCATTTACGAGGCCCTGCACCGGGCCTTCGCATAGCGCATCCAGGACGATGGCTTTTTCGCTTGAGCGGAGCGTGTCTGGCGCTTCTGAAATTCCGCCACCGCCGCCACCTTTACCGCCGCCACCCGCACCCATGATCGGGAAATCCATCAGAAGACCCCCTTATAGGCACTTTGGTTAGTCACGGCGATCGTGCCATTCGGCAAGACCGTTGAGGTCGTTCCGGTGTTCGTTGTGGGTGATCCGATAGCAATGTCGTAAGCCATGAGGCTGGCCGATGCGACTTGCGAGCCGATCATCAGGCGTCCATAGAGGATCGGCACCGGGTTTCCCTGCGTCGTTGTATTGACGGCGCCATTGAACAGGTACGAATTGCTGTTCTGAGTCTGCGGGGATTTGGATAACGCAGTTGCAAGACCGCCAAGAACAAGAGATGCGCCGAACGACATAGCCATCGTTCCTACTGCTGTCCCTGTGGCTGCAGAGCCCCCCATGGCCGCGACGAGTTCAGGGGCGTAGAATGACGCCACGATGATGGCCGCGCCGACGAATATCTCGCCGATCCCGTGCGAGGCTCCAGCCACAACTGGAATGAACTTGATCTCCCTGGCTGGCAATTGAAGTTCATCCTTGCTCGATGCCTGTGTGCCATCCAGGATGACCCTGTACTGGCCCTGCGCGAACGCCTGCTGAAATCCCGGCATCATCGCGCAGAAGGCTTGCACGGCATCCAGGGTCGAGCTAACGTCCAGACGGTGAATCTTGCCGAACTGCTTGCCGAGTTGGCCGTAGAACTTGATGGTTTTCAGCATAGTGACTTGTGCCGAACGATCTTGCGGGTTGCGCGTTGCCAGCCGCCACCGTAAACGTCCCTGCTGGAGAGGCGCCCTGCACAGTGCTGGATGATTTGATTGTTGCCGACGTAGATCGCGGCATGGTTGAGAACTGGCGAGCCGATTTGCATCAGCAATACATCGTGCTCGGCCAGTTCATCGACCACGACGAAACCGGCGAGCCCGTAGCCTGTCTCGTAGAGGTTGTCGCCCTTCAGCCACCACTGCTCTTGTCTCGGGAAGTCAATTAATGTGATGCCGAGGACTTCGGCGTAGTAATCCCGGACCAAGTTGTAGCAGTCGAGCACGGCATGCGACCAAGTGCGCCCTATCAACGGTGCCCTGTAGCCCGATGGTGCGAATTCAATGATAGCGCCCGTCGGCCAATTGACGATCAACCACGGGATACCTGTCGATTCACAGCTCACCCGGTCGGCCTCGCTGGGCTGCGCCGAGACATCAGGATGGGAATGCACGATGCGGACGATTTCTCCGCGGTCTTCGGCAGCGATGTAATCAGTCGGAGACAGGACGAAATGATGGCCGGGAGAATCGGCGAGGTTCGCGCATGGCACGTAGACCGGTTTGCCGTGCGAAACAATGACGACTCCACATGACTCGCTCGGGTATTCCGCCTGGGCGTGATTGCGAATCGCGGCCAGGATCGTTTCAGGCAAAGGCGTCATGACGTGCCGATCCCTGCGCCGGGGAACCCACTGTAAGGCAGGATCGCCGTCGAGCCGAAGCGGAGCTTGCAACTGGTGAGGTATTTGCCGCACACGTCGAGGGCCGGATTGCTCGTCGCTACGTCAGCAGCCGTCGCTACCGGACCGCCGGTATAACCACAATCCGCACCGCGATAGACCCATGCGCAGCAGTTCTGAATGAATTGACGGCGAGGTATCTTGACGGCCACCATGTCCAGGCTGGACGCAAGCTCGAACTCGATAAGGTTGCCGTCCTCTGACGATTTGCGGTCGAAGAACCACACCTCATTCGGGAGCGCTTGCGTCGGGTCGGCCTGGAGGTTTCCGCCGGGGAAATTCACGGCATCCAGGAAGCGGGCAAACGTGCGAATCCGGGTAAGCTTGCAGCCGGCGAAGTCTGCGTATTGCCGGGCGAGCGCCGCCATGACGCCCTGGTTATTCGACGTGCTGATCTTTGGACGAGGAAGCGAGCCGATGCCGGATTGCTTGAATCCGGTGGACTGAACAGGGAACCTGGTAAAGGTCACGCCACCCCAGACGACATCACCTTGAAGTTTGTTCGTGCCGGCGTGGAAGTGCAGCACCGAGCCGCCTTGCAGCGTCAAGTCGAGCGTGAAAAGCTCGATTAGGGCCGAAGGGGAAAGGGATTGGATTTCGGCGCGGATGGTCATTGGCCGAATACCTGTTCAAAGGTCGCATTCAGGGTGATGGGACCGCTCGGCTTGGTGATGTCAGACCATCCCTTGCACAGCACACGAATCGGGTTTGGACCGCGGATGCTTCGCCAGGAAAATGGCAAGTTTCCGCCGGCCGCCTGCAGGAAAGCGATCAGACCATCCCCGTCAGCGCGATCCTGGAGCTTGAACTGAAGTTGCCATTTCTCCGGATCGTTGTTTATCCCTTGAGGGGCGTTTTGCTCGTAGCCATCGCCAAACTTGGCCGACCAGAGGGCAGGCTTTTGGCTGCGGGAAAATTGCGCCGACCACCAGAGACGGTCGATATATCCGGCTCCTGGGGAAAGCGTCAGAACGACGCCAGCGGCAGGAGTGGATACAAACGTCACCAGCCCGGAAGCATTGACCGTGTAGTTCGTGGTCAGCACTTGGAGCACGCCATTGGCGAATATCTGCCCGTTCGTCGGCATTGGAATGGCGAACCCGCCCCCATCCGTCAATTGCCAGGACGTGAGTACCCCGTCCGCTGTCCCGATCGGCAGCGTCTGTAACCACGGTATCCCCATGGTCAGGCTCCCAGCAATCCGCCGGGGCGTTGCTCTTGCAGGATGATCTGCCGGACGTGCTCGCCGACCATCTGGCCGAACATCTGATGCGCTGAACTCATATTCGCCCCGCCAATGGCGGACGTGCCATCGTGATTGACGACCACGTTGACGTCGCCATTGAAGCTTGAGCCGCCGAGTTTCCCGCTGCGGATGGCTTCTGCCCCTTTGGCCGGGATGATCATTTCGCCTTTGTGGATGTTCGCCACCATGTCATTGGGGATGTTGTCGGCGCCGACCGCGAAGCTGCTGAGCCAGGAATAAGCCGATCCAGCCATTGAGCTGAGACCCGACCCTATCGAGGTCATCACCCCGCTACCAGATCCCATGCCCTTGAGCAGGTTCCCGAGCGGCGAGCCAGGAGAAAACAGCCCCTTGACCAAGCCGTCAGCCATTGAACTGCTCAGCGTCGAGATGAAGGTGTTTGACAGTCCGGTGATGAACTGCGCCATGTCGGAGCGGAACGATTGCTTGCCGTGCATGATGTTGCTGAATAGGCCGGCGAATGAGCCTTCAATGCCATTCTTGAGCTTCTGCTGAAACTGCGTGAGGGCATTGCCGAGGGCATTGATGGTGACAATTGCCGTATCAATTGCGGCCGTCGACTTCCCAGCAGCGAGCTCCAACTGCCGGACCGCCTGAGCTGCGGCCAACAATCCAGGAGCGGCATTCTTCTGTGCGGTGAGAGTCGCCTGCTGCCCTTGGTCTTGTGTAAATACGCCGGCTGTGACCTTCGCGGCGTTCAGCTTCGTTTCGTTGGCGAGGTCGGCTTGAAGGCCAGAAAGGTGATCCTTGGCTTCCTTCAGATCAAAGGCATTCGCCAGTTGCTCCCCGTGCTGCCCGGCGAGTTGTGCAAGCCCATCCTGCCCGGACATGGCGAGCACAGCCTTGTAGTGATCCCACTTCTTCCTGATCCCAACGGCGCTGTCCTTTTGAGAAAAGCCTTTGACGGCATTCACGGCCTGCGTGACTTGGCTGCTCCAGGCGGTGTCGGCCTTTGGCTTGGCGGCGGAACGAATACGGGCAATGTGATGCGCCACGCGGCCAGCCGGCCCGGTCGGGCTGAGTTTGAAGGATGGGAATAGACCGGCACCGGGTACGGCAGAAGAGAGCGCTGGAATCGAGGCGGTCCCTGGTGTATCACCGCCCCACCCTCCTTTTGAATCAACGCCAAAATCAATATATGGATTCGGGAGCGCCTTGATCTTCGCCATCTGCGCGTCTTCACCGCTGTTCAGGCTGGAACTGTGCAGGAATAGGCCAAGGAATAGGCTGATCTTGGTGATGATCGACTGTGCGATGGCCGACAGGATGCCGCCGACTGTGAGCTCCTGGGCCGCGAAAACCTCGCCGAGCCGCGCCGTCCATTCTGCAGCAGCCGAGTAGGACATCTTGATGAAACCAACAATAACGCCCCCTGCGCCTTTCAGGGCAGAGCTGACCCATTTGAGCGAGCCGACGAAATTGACGAACACGCTGCCGGCCAAGAGAAGGCCAAAGGCCGCAATGAGGTCGGTGAGATATTTGGTCAGCGTGGGGAATTTTTCAGCGAAGGCGCGCAGATCATTGACCAGGGCGGCAACGCCATTGACGAAGGCGGTGACTTGCGGGAGGACCGAATTGCCGATGGCAATGGCGAGATTCCCGAGGGCGGCATGGAACTTGTCGAAGTTCGCTTGCGCCGTCTGCATGTTCGCGGCGTATTGGCCGGCGTTGTTGCGGGTCCGATTGATGATCCCCGCGTCCTTTTCCAGTAAGGGCTGCTGGGTCGCCATAATTCCCGCTATGTTCGCTGCATTTCGATTGCCGAACATGTGCGCCAGGACTTCATTGACCTTCGTCGGGTCGGTCGTGTCGATGCCGGACTTTTTCAGGGCTGGCACCAGATACTGCTGCACCCATTGATAGGGATCGCGCATGAAGAGGGACGCGCCGGCTACGCCACCGGCCTGGACGCCCTTGAGGGAGCCAACGCTGTTGAAAATCACCTTGGACGGATCGAGCAGCCCCATGCTCGACCATTCAGGGAGAGCCGATTGCTTGAGTACGCCGCCGACGATCGCCTGTTGCATAGAGGTCAAGGCCGTGCCGACCTGGCCGGCGTTACCTCCTCCACCTCCGGACATGACGCGCTCGATCAACGCCGAGAAGATCGGCATGAAGCTCGTGTCCATCGTCAGGCCCATGCCACCCTTGGCATAGTTGATGTTCCCCAGCAACTGGCGCGGCCCGACGCGGCCCTGGGTAGCAGCGACGATCTTGCTGAACATATCCAGCTCGTTCTGCATCTTCGCCGGGTCCATCGTGACGCCGCGCTGCTCCAATGCTTTGGCGAGCATCAGGGTGTCTTTGTCGGTGAATCGCTGTCCCGTTGGGAGCGCGCGGTTCATGTTGTAGATCGCTTCCGCGAACGGCTTCATCATGGAAACCGCATGGGCAACAGATCCCGTTGCATTCACCAGATCGATCCCGATCGCCAGCGTCTGCTCGCGGTTGAGCGTCTTGACTTGTTGCGATGCGGAATTGGCAGCTCGCGTGATCCCCTGTGCGCCGCCATTCGGAAGATTGAGATTAGCCAGCCGAGTTTGCGTGGATTGGTAGTCCGTGGCCGCATGAATCGAGCTCTTGATGCCGCGGCCGATCTCGAACGCAGCCCAGAGCTTCGCCATGTCCTTCAGGGCAGAATTCAGGCCGAGCACATGGTTTGTCGTGTTCTTGACCTCTTCGCCGGCACGCCCGACCCGGGAGGTTGCCAGCACCACGTCAGCCGACGCCGCCCGGGCGATCGTACCCAGCGCGGTGAAGCTCTCCACCGACGCAGCCAGGCGAGCATCAAGCGCCACCAGCTTCGCGCCGAGCGCGCCCATGGCGGTTTCGAGTTTGGTCACCCCAACCGACCCAGCCGCGGCACCATCCCCCATGACTTTCGCTGAGCGCCCAAACGTGGCAAACTTCGCGTTCAGGCTGGCGATGACAGGCTCAAGTCGTTTGAGTTGGTCAGCAAAGGTCGCAAGTGGGGTGCTCGCCAGATTCTCCAGCGTCAGCCGCATCGATACTTGCATTTCAGACATCGGTCACCTCTGCATGCTTTTCTGGATTGAAGTGCTCGGATGGGTCGTTATCGCGGTGCTTTTCATGGCCGGCGCCGTCATGCGCGCGGAAGCCGACGCCATTCACCGACGGCCAATGCTCCAGGCCGCGGATATTGAGGTCATGGGGTCGATCGCCTTCGAACATCACTGCGCTGCCGTGCTCAAAACTCAGGGCTGGTCCTGCAAAACCACCCGGGCATCCGGCGATTTCGGCGTGGACATCGTTGCCGAGCACTCCGGTTCTAGAGTGGTGATCCAGGTCAAGAAATGGCGCGAGCCGGTGAATCTCTCAGCAGTCCAGGAAGCGGCAGCAGGGATCGCCATGTACCGAGCGACACATGGGGCAGTTGTTTCGGTATCTGGCTATCGGGAGTCGGCCAGGAAGCTCGCCAGGGCAAATAATGTCCGCCTGTTGAGCTATCAAGACCTGTTCGACTTTACCCCTCCAGCTCGTCCAACTTCTCGCTGACCCCCTCGTCACCGAACGCCCCAGCGATTGCCAGCGTCACCGCCCGCGCCTGATCGGCTATATCCAGACGACGACGCTTATTTGCCGCCTCGAAATACATCCTGATTTGCGCTAGGGTGTATCGATCGATGTCGGCTCGTCGATGGCCGGCTGCGATAAGCTCTCCGATGATGCCGCCCCAGTCTGCGGACTTTCCGCCGGCGCCTGGGCGAGCATTGGCAGCACGCGGCGGTTGAAAAAATCCACATTTTCCTCATAGACCGCCTGGAGTAGAGACAGCCCATCGTCCATGCCGAGTGTGTCGAACCATTCCCGCGGTTTTCCGATGGCCCACGCCAGAAAAACCAGCAGATCCTCGCCGCCGGCCGCGAGCAGATCGACCCAACTGGAGGCCATGTCCATGATGGACTGCTCTGGCTTTCCGAGCGAAGACGAGACCGCCTTGATTACCGGCGCCAGCATCTTGCTCGCCTGCATGATCTGGCCGAACTTGAGCGGCGCAATCGTGAGCGTTTCCCCGCCGGCGGTGACCTGTCGGCCGGGAAATAGCGTTTCCATGTCGTTCATGCTCAGGCCTTGATGATGTTCATTAGGACTGAGCGGGCATTCCCCGGCGTGTATTGCACCGTCGGGTCAATGAGCATCTTGCCGGCCAGCTCCAGGGTTGCATCCTTGCGGCCGATCAAGTCCAGCATCGCGGTAATGTCGAACATGCAGCGGTAAATCTGGAACCGCACTGCGGCGAAGGCGGAATTGTTCGCGTCAACGAAAGGATTTGCCACGTTCTTAGCGTCGATGGTAACGGCGTATTCCACTGGTCCTCCGGTGAATGCCCCCAGGTTGCCGTTGTTCGCGGCGAAGGTATAGGCGGCTGACAGGACAACACCAGGGCCGGCCGGGACAAGAGTCGAACCCGGCAGGATGGTGTAGCTACCATAGCTGCCGTCGACTGTGTAGTCCGT